CACGAGCCTTGTCGGCAGCGGCAGCGGCTTCGCTCGCCGCCTTCGTGGTCTTCTTGGTCATGATCGTTCTCCTAGGTGAACGGTGAGTGAATCGGGCTCGGCCGCGCTAGCAGCCGAGCCCGTAGAACAGCGACCAGGATCAGAACTCAGCCGAGCAGGATCGCGGAGTGCTCCGACTTCACGTTCTGCACGCCCCACGCGATGCCGATCTCGTAGCGGACACGCCGGTACTGCGCGTAGACCGCGACTTCGAAAGCGAGGCCGGAGCGCGGGTCCTGCACGACCATGCGGTCGTCGGCCGAGTCGCCCTCTTCCGGCAGCGCCGGAGCGCGGGTGAGCAGCACGAGCGCCGAGCGATGGAACGCCACGTTCGACGTCGCGGTGTTCCCGACGGTGACGGCGGTCGCCGAGGTCGGGATCGCCTGACGCAGACCCGGTGCGGCGAGCACGATGGTACCCGGCGCGGCGATGCCGGTCTCGACGACGTACTTGTTCGTGTCGCCCGCGAACGTGACGGTGTCGCCGGCGAGGATCGTACCGGTGCCGGTGATCAGCGTGATGCTGCGAGTGCCGACCGCATATCCCGCCGTGTTCGTCGTGTACGATGCGCCGGTACCCTTCGTCACGGCGCGGATCTGGCCGGACTCGCGGATGTCGAACCCGTGGAGCTGACCGAGGATGCCCTGACGCAGCAGACCCTGATCGCCGGCTTCGTTGACGCGGTACAGGCTCGGCAGCGAGCGGAGGTTCGCACCGGCGCTCGTGTCGACGACGAGCTGGAGATCACCGTCCGGACAGCCGTTGTCCTTCAGGATCTTCAGGATCTGCGCCGAATCGCCGATGTTCGGCGTCGAACCGAACGGAGTCGTGCCGGCGGTGCCGTACGCACGCGACGCGAGCTTGAAGAGGCCGGCGAGGTCGGCCTCGATCTCGTTCACCAGCGTCCGCATCGCCTGCGCCATCTGCTGCTGACGGAGCGTGAGGTAGCCGGGACCGTTGTTGTTCAGGCCGAGCTGTTCCTCGCCCGTCCAGCGGAACGGGACGGCGCGCGACTTGGTGATCTGCAGCGTCTTGTTCGTGAACGTCTGGTCGCCGGTGTCCGGCGGGTTCGTGCTCGGCGTGATGTCCTCGGCGGGCGCGGCGGGCGCGACCGGCGAACGGACGACCTGGCCGACGGCCGCGCGCGAGGCCTGCGCATCGAGCGTGACCGCCGGAATGAAGCCGACGAGTTCGCGACTGACGACGTCGAGCGCGCGATACAGGTCGGGGATGAGATTGGTGAGCGTGTTCGGCATTTCAGCATCTCCTCAGTGGAGGTTGTGGGTCAGTCCTTGATGACGCCGCCGTTCTTCGTGAAGTCCATTCGCTCGGCAGCGTTCATCGTTTCGAAACGAGCGCGGTTGACGGTCTTGGGACCGCCACCACCGGAGCCGCCACCAGACGGAGCACCGGAACCACCTTTCTGATCCGCCTTCAGGATCGCCTCCTTCCTCGGGTATCCGTCCACGATGATGCTGAGCGCCTCGTCGAAGTCGGCATCGTCGCCCGGCTTGACGCGGCTGCGCACGCGCTCGCCACGCTCGTCGAACGCCACGAGCTTGTCGCCGTCCATCTTGAACCGTGCGCCGAAGACGGACTGCACGATGTCAGGAGGGATGGCCATCTTCTCGGTGACGAACTTCGAGCCCGCGAACGTGTTCGTGAGCTTCTCGTTGAAGATCTTGGCGTTCAGCTCGGTGAGCTGCGCCTCGCGTTCCGCGAGCTTCTTCTCGTACTCGCCGCGAATGGACTCCTTGATCTTGTCCACCTCGCCGGCGTCGACGAGCTTCTTGTCGTCCAGGTTCTTGACCGTGGTCAGCGCCTTCCGCGCCGCCTCGACGTCGAGGTCGCCGAACTTCTCGAGCTTCGCGAGTGCCTCTTCCTTCGCAACGCGGTGATCCCGCGACTCGGCGTTGAGTCGCTTGATGGACGCCATGGCGTTCGCCGCGTCGAAGGGAACTTCCTTCCCGTCGTCGTGGATGTACACCGGCATCCCGTCCTGCAGGACCGCGTTCCCGTTGGAATCGATCTTCAGTTTCATCGTAGAGCTCCTGAGCTTCCGCTCGTTGGGATTTGGGCTTCGCGCCCGAGGAAGCAGGACGACCATCCGGTCTTGAACTGCGGAACCGGCCATCCGGCCATGAAGCGACGGTCATCCGACCGAGAGAATTGGGACCATCCGGTCCTGAGAACACGGAGAAGACGCGCGTTCTGCGCGCGCAGCATAGCAGAGGCCGAAGTACTCGTGGCCACTGAGCACGCGCGCCCGTGCGGCCTCACTTGCGGCGCTCATACGTCACTCCGTTGTCGCCAGGAAACGGTTCGCGGTGGTCGTTCGCGCCGCTGCGAATCTCGCTGGGAATGCCAGCGGGGAACGCGCGGCAGCGCGCAGGGTCCGCGAAGCGATGCGCGCACGTGACGCAGGGAGTGCGCGCGACGAGCGTGTCTTCGTCGGTGAAGCGACTGGGAATCTTCTTATCCACCGGGGATGTGCTCCAGAATGATGAATCGGCGGTAGCGGCCATCGACGAGCTGTCGCGGTCCTTCGGCGATGAAGCGGAACGCGCTGCGGTGGTCGAGGATCAGCTCGCGCTCACCGACCGAGCCCGAGATCGCACGCGTTCCGGGAGGCATACGCACCTCCATGAACGTGTCGATTCGCCGATCGTCGGAGTTTCGCATGATGAAGTAACTCGCGGTGTACGGCTCCGCAGAGACGCTCGTCAGGCCAGCAGCCTCGAACGTGTCGCCGACGCGAATGGACTCCAGCATACGACCGAGCTCGCTGTCAGGACGATACGACACGCCACGGAACCCGCGCATCGCTTCCTCAGACGGCGGAGCGTTCGCGATCTGTTCGCGAAGGAGCTCGGCCTGCGTACGCGCCTCGTCGCTGCCGCGCCCGGTGCGCAGGTACTCGTTCAGCTCGCGTGCGCCAGCGTCCTTCACATAATGGTCGTGAGCAGCAGACAGCTCGTCCTCCCACCGCATCGCCTCGACGTGGCGTTCCTCGATGTAGTCCAGCGCGTGACCGATGTCTACGATCGGCGCACCGGTCTCTTCGTCGGTACCGGCCTCGGTACTGTACGGTTCGTCCCATGCTGGCGGGTAGTCGTGCAGCGTCTCGATCGGCGAGGGCGCAGCGGGCTCTTCCGCCAACATCTCTTCGATAGCGCTCTGCTCCTCCGTCGTCGGAGTGGCGTCGGGCTCCGTCTGCTGCTCCTCGACGTCACCGACCTGCGCAGCCTCGCTCTCCTCGGCCTCGGTCGGGTAGCCGAGCACCTCTTCGCGCAGTTCGCTGAGCGTGACGACCTGACCGTTCTGGTTGATGAGGTCGGCCGTCGTGATGACTTCGCTGCGCCAGAGCTCGGCGCGGCCTTCGCCGAGGATGTCGTTCTGCTGCTCGGGAGTCAGCGTCTCGAGCCAGTCGTCGAACTTGTCGATGTCCTTGCCGCCGTCTTCGGGCGGTCCGTCTTTGAACTTCTGCGGCAGCAGGATGCAGCGACACCACGGGTGGAGCGCCGGCGACGCGTAGGGAATGTCATGTCCGATCGGCTCACCATCCATGTCCCAGAGTTTGCCGGCGCGCTCAGCGCACTCGATGCAGACCTTGGGATCCAGGATGGCGTGCCATTTCAGCGCATTGACTCCGTTCGCTGCCATGGTGGCGCGCCTGCCCGCATCCGCAGCGGAGTGGACAGTCGCGTCGCCGACGCCCCGAACCTTTCGGATGGCGTCATCTATGACACCGTTCCGCAAGTCTTTGCCAGTGCCGAGTACGCGCTCGACGACTTCCTTGCCCGACTGCCCGGCCTCGGCAGCGAGACGAATCTCTGCGGTCATGCGATCCATGAGCCGCTGCGCCTGTACCGCGAACGTTTCGTCGAGCGTCCTACCCATCAGCGTGAAGTTCGATGCGGTGCGCGCGACGAGTGCTTCGCCGGCCACCGTGGGGAACGCGCTCGCGCGTGCGGCGAACTTCGCCTCGATCGGCATGAGCTGTCGCACTGCGCCGACCTTGCGCGCCGCGATGCCTGCGTACGCGCTGGTCACGATGGTGTCGATCTGCTTCAGCAGCGCGTTCAGCTCCTTCTTCGAGTACCCGCCGAAGTCGGCCGTCCCCATGGCGCTCTTGATCTTGCGCGCCATGGTGCGCAGGTCTACGGTCGAAGACGCGTTGAGCCCGTTCGCCACGCGAATGAGGCGCAGCGCGTGCTCGACGTACTTCTGCGTGACGGTCTTGGCCACGGCTCACCTCACTGCTGCGGCGGAACGACAGGCTTCGCGCCCGGTGCCGGAGTCTTCGGCTTGCCAGTGAGCGGATCGATGTCGTCGACGACCGGCTTCGCGCCGGGTTGCGGTGCGACGGGCTCGTCGTTCGCGACACGCTCCTGCTCGTCCTCCCACTCCAGCTCCTCGCTGAGGATGCCTCGGCGCTGCGCCTCGCCGAACGTGCTCTGGGACGATACGATGCCGCGATTGTTCAGGTCCATGACGATCTTCATCGACTCCAGCGGCGCAGCGTCCGGCTCGAGATTCGCGACGAGCTCGACGGTGCCGCCGGAGGTCTCGTTGCGGTACTTCGCCACCGTGTCCAGCAGCGAGCCGATCGTGGTCTCGAGGTCGTTGACGAACGCGCCGAGCGGCGAGTTCTCACGCGCGGCCTCCTCGCTGCTCTGCGTGGCGGTCTTCGTGCCAGCCGGGTTGACGAGGAGCTTGGCACCGGCCTCGCGCATCTCGTCCTTCAGGCTCTCGAGCGAATCGCGTCCGGACTTGATCGCCGCGCCAGTGTGTTCCACGAACTGGAGCTTGCCGTCATGCGGGAGCTTGATCGCGCTCTTCGCACCGATGGTGATCTGCGCATCGTCATCCATTCCCATGGCCACCAGGATGGGGACGCTCGCGATCTCGAGCAGCGAGTCGTTCGACGACTGCTGGCACCAGTGCTTCACGTTGAGGTATGCGAGCTCGCGCAGCAGCGGCTCGGCGGTCATGAACCCGGTTCGCTTCGCATAGAGCGTGACCAGCGCGATCTCGCCGAGCTCGTTGGGAATGCGCTCGGCCTCCTGCCACCGGAACTTCCCTTGCGCGTCCTTGATCTTCTCGTACGTGGCGATGTCGGCGCGCGTGTAGACGCGAATCTGCTCGACGTCTGTGACACCGAACTCGCCGTCCTCGACTCGCTTCGTGAAGCGAACGCGGAGCTGAGTGAGTACGCCGCGCTCCTCGCGCCAGCCGACGATTCGCTTCGCGCTCACGTGGACGAGGTACGGGCGGAGCTTCGCCTTTCGCTGCTCCTCCAGCGTACGCACGTCGCCGCGCGGCGGAGCCTCGACGAGCGCGTGCGAGAGCCCGTACGCCATGGCGTCGCGCGCCCATGTCTTGCAGAAGTCATTGAGCGATCTCTTCTGCATGTCCACGTCGTCGAGCACTTCCTCGACGATCCACGATGGCACGTCCTCCTTCGGCTTGATCGGCTCGAAGAACGCGCGGCCGATGAGCGCCTTCAGCGTCTCCTCGAACGCGGGGAACAGAGTGGACGTGGACAGCCGCGCCTCGTAGTCCTTGGGGTCTTCGAGCGTGCGTCGCGGCAGGAACAACTCACCAGCGGCGCGCATGGCCGGCGT